ACTTATGAAGTAAAGAACACAGAAGCACGATCTCTAGTAGATCTAATGAAACCCTTCCAAGTTATTTATAACGTCTGCATGAACCAGTTATATAAGCTTCTTGAAAAAGAAGTTGGTAAGGTTCAATTAATGTCACTCAGACATATACCAGTTCCTAAAGATGGTGATGCTCAAGATGCATTAGATATATGGGAAATGGAAGCAAGAGAACGTGGTGTTGTATTTATAGATGATAGCCCAGAGAACTTAAAATCTCCAAGCTCATTTAATCAGTTTACATCTTTAGATCTTACACGTACACAGGAAATACAATCTCGTTATACATTAGCTCAGCAAATGAAGGTGGAATGTTGGGAACTTATAGGTATGTCTAAACAACGTATGGGATCAATAGCTGCATCAGAAACAGCTACAGGTACAAATACTGCTATGCAACAGAGTTACTCTCAGACAGAGCCTTTATTTATTGCACACGAGTATGTATTAGGACAATTATATCAAGGTATCATCGATGCATCATTATACACAGAAAGCACAAAGCCTCAATCTACATTATCGTATATAACTAATGAAGGAGAGTCTGCATTTGTACAAGTAAATGGAACAGAGTTAAAGCTTAGAGATTTAAAAGTATTCTTAACTAATAGACCAGAAGACACTCAAATGTTTAATGAGCTTAGACAATTATCTCAAGCTATTATACAAAACGGTGGCACATTATATGATGTAATTGAATTGTACAGTACTAAATCAATGAGAGAAATGAAAAAGACTTTCAAAGATCTTAGAGATAGACAAGTTCAACAACAAGAACAACAACAACAATTACAGCAGCAACAACAAGAACAAGCTGGTCAAATTGCACAAGCTCAAATGCAACAAACACAACAATTGGCTGCAGCAGAGCAAGCAAATGATAATTATCAAAATGAACTAGATCGTGTCAATAAAAAAGAAATTGCAATGATAAATGCAATGTCTAAAGAAGGTGGAGCGTCTGCTGATGTAGATAATTCAGGAACACCAGATGCATTAGAGATAGAAAACTTAGCGTTGCAACAAACAAAAGCTACAAAAGATTATGATGCTAAGATGGCAGACATAAACTCTAAGAATAGTTTAGCTCAGCAAAAGTTACAGATTGAAAGAGAAAAGATTAAACTAGCTCGTGACAATCAAGCAAACGATCTAGCTGTTGCTAAAATGAATGCAAAAGGTAGAGATAAGAAAAACTAATTAATTAAATTAGGAGAGGTATAAATATTAATGCTATATTATTTAAAAAAGTTCTAATAATATGCAAATAATGTTTTGATAATACATACTCTTCTCCTATTTTTACGTAAAGAAACCAAATAGTAATAAAATATAACTACATATGTCTGATAATTTAGATAACATGGGCAATTTTGGTATTGAAAATACTCTTGACAATGGTGCAGGAGATGCTCAATTACTTAATGATTTATTAGCCCCAGAAACAGCTTCAGGTAATCCTGATGATATTGAACCTATAGTTAACGAAGTTGATTCTCCAAAGGAAGAGAATAACAATGAAGTAAAAAAAGGAAAAGATATTATACCACCTAAAAGTGTAGATGGTAAAACAGATAAAGAAAAGCAAACAGGAGAATCTCTAGTCGCTGACTTCTTAAGTGCTTCTGAGGATGATGAGAGTGAGGAAGAACCTCAACCTATAGAAAAGCCTATTGACGAACAATCTAATGATGATGAGCAAGATGATGAACCTCAAGAAGGTAATCAATTTTCTGCACTTGCAGGTGATCTACTAGAACTAGGAGTCTTTACAAAAAATAGTGAAGATGAAGAAGTGTCAATTAATACACCTGAAGAATTCTTAGAAAGGTTTAATGCTGAAAAGAAAAAAGGTGCATCTGAATTAGTTCAAAACTTCATTGGTCAATTTGGAGAAGATTACCAAAATGCATTTGAGTCTATATTTGTAAAAGGTGCAGATCCAAAAGAATACTTTGGAGCATACAATCAAGTTGTAGCTTTTACTGAAATGGATTTATCTAAAGAGAATAATCAAAAGCAGATCATGAGTCAAGCACTTACCGATCAAGGTTTTGAAAAAGAAGACATAGTTAAAGAAATAGAAAGATTACAAAACTACGGTGATTTAGAATCCGTAGCTGCTAGACACCATAAGGTTCTAGTCAAAAAAGAAGCTGCAAAGCTTCAACAATTAGATCAGGAAGCGTCAGAAGTTCAAGAGCAAAAAATGGCAATCAAAAACCAATATGTTCAGAACGTACAGACAATCCTTACTGATAAGCTAAAAGAAAAAGAGTTTGATGGGATTCCAATAAATTCTAACTTAGCAAACGAACTACAAGACTTCCTATTGGTAGATAAGTGGAAAACTCCTGCTGGAGAAAATCTCACTGACTTTGATCGTGCTATCTTAGATTTGAAAAGACCTGAGAACCATGAAATGAAAGTTAAGTTAGGCCTTTTACTTAAGGTATTAGAAAAAGACCCTACGTTATCTACAATACAAAGAACAGGGATTACTAAAAAATCTAATCAACTGTTTGGTCAAGTAGCAAGACAAGTGACTAAAAGCAAAACTGCTAAGTCATCAGGAAATAAATCTAAACCTAATTCATGGTTTATATAAATAGTAATTAATAACAAAAAACGAATAAAAATGGCAATTCAAACAATCCCAGGTTTAACTGGTTTTACTTATGCGCGAGTAGCGTCTATGGACAAGCGTGCTGTAGGTAAACTTACAGATTCAAACCACTTAGAGTCTTTTCACTCTTCAGAGCCTGCGGACTATGATAAAAAAATCATTAGTCTGTATACTCAATCTTCATTGTATAGCAATGATTTCTTAGACATGATTAATAAGAGTACTCCTTATTTCATTGACACAAACAGTGATGCGTGGAAATGGAACATTGCAGTTCCTTACAAATTCCCAAAAATTCTTGATGTTCCAAGTTCTACACAAGCTATCATTGATGGTACTGGAAAAGTAGGTATTGATGGACAAGAATTTGAGTTAATTTTAGATACAAACGAGTTTTCTAAAAATGCAATTATTTCTGTAGGAACACGTCAGTACGGACCACGTTTCTACGTAATCAAAGATCCACAGCCTTGGAATGCTGGATTTATTTATAAATTTACATTAGTAAGTGATAACCCAACGGTAGACTTCGTAAACACTACATTCTTAGCAGTAGGTACTGAATTAGAATTAGTTGATGCAGCTATTGGAGAATTTGATCAAGACTTATTAGGTCTTCCAAGATTAGGTGAGCAAATCACAATGTTTGAATCTTTAGGTTCTGCATATGGTTATGAGCACAAAATTACAGAATGGGCTGATGATAAAATGATGCGTGATGCTTCTGGTAAGCCATTAGATATTTTAGTCTATGCTCCACAGAGACGTAATCAACTTCCTTTAACTCGTAATGATGTTAAATGGGAGCCTTTTATTGAGTTCTGGATGCGTAAGTCTATGTTAGAATTAAAAGTTAAGAGAATGATCTGGGCTAAGCCTGGAACAGTTAAGACTAATGGTTCTAAACAAGAATTAAAAAGAACTTCTGCTGGTGTATACCACAGAATGCGTAACAACGGAAACTTAGTACAATACAATAGAGGTGAGTTCTCTGCAAACTTGATTCGTTCAGTATTTGGAGACTTGTTCTATAGACGAGTGGATGTTAAAGATCGTAGAGTTAAAATGTATACTAATGAGGCTGGATTCGATGTATTCCAACAAGCTCTTAAAAATGATGCATTAAACTCTGGATTAACTTTTACAGCAGATTCTGGAGACAGATATATGCAAGGGTCTGGACAAAACATTACTTATAACTTTGCATTTGATGCAATGGTAACAAGAGAGACTGGACGTGTAGAACTTGTTCACTTAAGAGAGTTAGATTTACCACAAACTAACTTAGAATTTGGACAAAACAAAAAGTCTACTCCTGTATTTATGGTATTTGATGTATCTCCATCATCTGATGGATCAATGGTCAATAACATTCGTGAAGTACGTATGAAGGGTGCACCTTCTATGACTTGGGGTTATATTGATGGAACTCGTCATCACTTAGGATTTGCAAAATCTCAAGGAATGAGCTCTGCTAATAAATTCCCAGGATACGAACTATGGATGAAAGATCGTTGTGATGTATTCATTGAGGACTTATCTAGAACTGTACTAATAGAAGAAATTCCACAGTTCTAAATTATAATATCCGAGAAGTGTCCCCTCATCCCACACTGTCCCTCCTCAGAGGGGACTACTTTCTCAACTAGAGTACTGGACTAAGATCCTACCTGTTTAATCAGAGTACTCAACAAGAAAAATAAAACCAAAAATTAATAACTACATTATGGGTAAATTAGGAAAGATCTCTACTATAAAGAGACAATTTAACAGTTCGCAGTTGCAAACTATGGATAGTAATCTTGCTCAGCAAGGTATGACAAGGATTCCTGGAACAGGAGTTTTTAAGTATCCTTATAAAGAACTAGATGGTAAATATAGAACAGGATTAGATCCTGACGCTGGATATATTAAAAGGATTCAAGATTCAACTGAAAGAGAGTTGGAAACTGAGCGTGTAACAAAACTTAGAGATAAGTTACAAGCATCATTAGGAGATATTGATTTAGGACCAAGAGCAAAATTCTGGAACTATGGATTATCTACTGGAACAAATGATGATTTACATGTTCAACCTGTCAAGTTATTAGACGGTGATAACTATTATGATCTAAATCTAACAATGCAAGAATTAGCATTTGCTTGGTTGAGAGTACATCCAACTATTGCATCTTCTTTTCAAGCTTGGGAGAGAGGAGAATTTCCTGCAGATACACAATTTTACGTTGTTAATGATGATATTGAGAATGCAATTGTATACAAGAAAAAACAACTAATCAATAAAGCTATTATTAAGTTTGATAGCATGTCTCCTGAGAAGAAGAAAAAAGTTGCAAGACTTTTAGGACTTCCTGTTACAGATGACACAAAAGAAGAAGTTGTATATAATAAAGTAGATAATGTATTAAAGCAGTCAGAAATGAAAAGTGGAAGCTTTAGAGGATTGAATCCTGTAGAAGTATTTACTAGATTTGCTGATATGCAAGATAATTTACTCCATATAAAAGATTTAGTTAAACAAGCTATTCAACATTCTATATATAGAGCTAAGCCAAATGGAAGAATTTTTGAAGGAGAATATGAAATAGCAAAAGAAGAAGAAGATTTAATTAAATTCTTAGCTGATGAAGATAATCAAGAAGATTTATTATTATTAGAAAGCAAGTTAAAAGGTAAAAAGCTAGCTTCTATTTAGAGGCTAGTTTTTATAAACATAATAAAATATGATACCAGTAGATAGTTTATTGTACAAAATAGACCAAAAACTAAATAAACTATCAACTAACGAGCATCAACAGATTCAATTAGAAGACAAAATCTTAGCTTTGAATGAGGCTCAGATTAAGTTGATAAAACAAAAAGTTGATGGATTTAGTGTCGCTAATCGATTAGGTTATGATTCCTTTAAAAAAAGGTATGAAGATTTACAAAATTTAGTTATAGATTTTATAAATCAACCATTATCGTTAGTAGAAACAAATAAAGAACTACATCAATGGGATGCTGACCTAACTGTACTAAAACCTAAATATATGTTTTATGTAGACAGTTATGTTTTAGCAAATAAAGGTAGATGTAAGGATCGTAAAATATGGATCAATCAAGACCTAAGTAAACACGGAGACCTATCCTTATTACTTAATAATGACCATTACAAACCTAGCTTTGAGTATCAAGAGACTCTCAACGCTATATCATCTAACACTATTAGTATATATACTGATGGTACATTTACTCCTACTGATATTTACATAATGTATATGAGATATCCTGTCTATATTAACAAAGCAGGTTATATCATGATGGACGGTACACCATCTACTAATCAAGATTGTGAGCTTGAAGAATATTTAGAAGATGAACTTCTAGATCTAACAGTTCAAAATCTTGCAATGTACACAGAAAATAGTGCAGCTGTACAAAGTGCACAGTTTAGAATACAAACAAATGAATAATAATTATTAACCTTAAATCATAAAATATGTCTGATTTTTCATTAACCACGTTATTCGTGGTGCCAGTGGGGCAAACTACTGTTCCTAGCTCTGGTTCGACTCAAGATTTAACTGCAGGTACTGTAGGGATCTTTGATCAAAATTATGCAACTGTAACCGCAGGAAATGCTGCAGCTGCAAAATACCTCTACATTGCTCAAGGTAGGGCAAACACTTACCTACAAGGATCTAAAAGATCTGATAAGATCTCAGGATCATTAAATGCAGGAAGTGGTAGTAATGTAACAGAATGGTACAAAGTATCAGGATGTTCTCAAGTATCAAATCAAATCACTGATGTAAGTGGTTTCAAAGTACAGTGTGGTGAAGTTGTAACTTTAACGTTACGTGCTCACTCTTCTTACATTGATACTCTTTATTTCAATGGATTTACTAGATCAGTAACTGTACAAGCTCCATGTTGTGAATGTGGTGGTGATGTATGTGTTGATGTAGATGTTAACGCATTAATCAATCAACTTATTGTTAAACTAGAACAACAAGCTCCTGGAGATAATCCAGATAACGTTTCTTTTAATAGCTTCTTTACATTTGAAAATGTAGGTGGAACTAAACTTAGAATCCACGGTAAGCCATTAACTAAATATGGACAGCCTTGTGATGTTGCTGCATTCCCATGGGAATATGACAGAATGTACTTTAGTACTTTTGTATACGATGGACCTGCTACAACTGCTGACTTTATTGTTGCTGATGCTTGTAATATTGTTGCAACTGCTTCTGTAATTCAAACTTCAAACTACCCATCAGGAACTGCTGATGAATTCAAACAATTAGAGAAAAACTTCTATAGCTACCAAGCTGGATATTTAAAATCTCTATATAGAATGGGTGGATACAATGAAAACTTTGAATCTTATGTAACTGATGGAACTGTTTATGATAGTTACTACATCAGATTTAACCAGTATGATAAAGCTGCCTACCAATGGGGAGATTATATCATGCAAGATTCAACTGTAATCATCGCTGTACCTAACGCTACAACTAGTGGTATTGCTGCTTTAATAGAGCCAATATTAGTAGATGCATTAGGAGCTGTTGCTGATAACAATGTATGTATTACAACTACTACAACTACAACAGCTGCGTAAGCACTGTTAGATGTAGGCAGAGAATAAATAATAATAAACCTATGCCAGAGGTGAGAGGATTATCTCATATCCTCTGGCATTTTTTTTTAAAACAATAATATGGCAGCTAATCTACAATTAGATATAATAGTTCCTCCTAGTTATAGTGTCAATATACTTGCTGTTACAGATGCATCTATCTACCCTGATAGCCCACCTCTGATATCAGCACCTACTATTGAGATAGAGGTTCCAAACTTTGGTAAAAAGATTCTACCTTTTGTACCATTGGATACAAATATATTTGGCTCTGACACTTTAGGAATAACTGAAGTAGGGTGCCAACAAAAATTACCTGATGGAATATACCATCTAAAATACTCAGTTGCTCCAGCATACTTAAATTTTGTGGAGAAGACTATAATGCGTGTTGACAGACTACAAGAGAAGTTTGACAATGCGTTTTTGCAGCTTGATATGATGCAGTGTGATTCGGCACTAAGAACTCAAGCTAGTATAAATCTAAATACAATAAACTTTTTTATACAAGGAGCTCTTGCAGCAGCTAATAACTGTGCAGAGGTAGAAGCTCTTAAGTTATATAAACAAGCAGACAATATGCTTGACACATTTTTAAAATCCAACTGTGGTTGTTCAGGAAACAACTATGTATTAAACTTTAGATAATATGGCTCAATGTGCAAATTGTGGAGCAAAAGTGGGATGTGGATGTCAGTTAACAAACGGTCTATGTGCTCATTGTAATGGTAATTCCAAAAAAGAATAATAAACACCAAAAAGTATTATGTTAACACCTAGATTAACAAATTGTCAGGATTGTCATAAAATTCCTGACTTACTTAAGAGTATAGATTGTAAGCTTGCAGAGCTTGGTAATAACATGTATAACAATGTTGTATTCATGTTAGGTCGTGATGTACCTGCTTACACGATTACTCAGTTGATAGCGTATAAACGTATATTAACATTTAAGTATTGTAATCCTAATTATGCAGGATCAGTCTGTGTTAATGATATTGCTAGTAAAGTGATTAGATTAACCTCTGGTTGCGTTAGTAGATGTAACGAACCTACAGTATGTGAAATTACTACATGTTGTGTAACTGTGGTACCAAACCCAAGCACAACAACTACAAGTACATCTAGTACAAGTACAACAAGTACAACAAGTACGTCTAGTACTACAACCACTACAACTTCAATCTTCCCAGATTGTAGAGTGGAAGGATGTTTTGAATTAGTATCTACCTATGAATTAAGCTGTGTTATGTACTCTACTAGTAGTCAAGATTTTATATACGATGTAAGTAATAACACTACTACTGCAGTTATACTTAACAATAATGAGTATGGAGATTTCTTTGCAAATGCCCACACTAACACAAGGTTATGGAAGGGTAATATGGAGACAGAAATTGTAGAATGGATTCCTTCAGCTGTAGAAAATGTACTTACTAGAAATAGAACTATAGTATTTAAAGAGGGTGCTATTGGTGTAACTTTGGGTAGTAATGGACGCTGGGTTTATCTAGCTCCAGTAGCAAACAATCTTTTATTAACTACTGTGAGACGTGACGTAAGTACTAACGAATTAGTTTCTTTAGATATAACTGATGACGTTATATTTGATACTGATGTTACAACAATATTTGCATTTGATATATATGCTAAATGTTTAATGTACACATTAGATAATAAAATAATAACTGTAATTAATTCAGATGGAACACCTCAAGGAGATGTTATATTAAAACAATACTCATATCCAGATGGTGCATTAGAAGTTAGTCAAGTATTATCAGAAATAGATCCGAGAGCTCGAGTAGATTTATTCCAAGATGGGGGTAAATTATACTTATCAGAAGAAGGAGGAGATCCATTCGCTCCAGTAGATAAAGTGTATGAAGTTAATTTAACTACATATACATTAACTTTAGTATGGGACAATGAACTTGCTAAGTTTAACCAACCCTTCCATTCTTCATTACAATGTAACGTTAACTCTTTAGGTACTCCTCAGACTACAACCACTACAACCTCCAGTGGTGATCTAGTTGGATGTTTGCAGTTTAATTGGACTAGTAGTTTAATACAGCAAGCTATATGGCGTGGTCCTGGAGGTCAACCAGTTCCAACTGTTGGTCAAGAATCATTAAAGGTGGGAGTTTTTACAGCATCTGCAGGCCCAACTACTAATACTACAGGTTATACAAACTGGAATCAAGTTCCAGATGTTGCTTATACTGTAATATTTAATATAGGAGGAGTAGATTATCCAATGACATATAGACTAGAGAGTGGTGGTATCGGTTTTGAAGATGTTAATCATGGTTATTTTCATACAAATTCTGGAACGTTAGCAACCCAAAAAGATTTCCAATTTTCAAAAATAAATCAAGAAGGTGTTGATAATTCAGCAATACTTTCAGTTTTTGATGAGACAGCTGGTGATTCAGTTTTAGTTACTGCAGCAGGAGACTGTGTTGCTCCTGATCCAGATATACCAGTTACAGGGAACTCATACTTTACTTTCTGGAGTGATACTTCAGGCTCTATGGATGATACAGTAAGAGTGACAGCACAGATAGCTAGTGTTACAGGTATAAAAAGTCTAGTCAACACAACACAACCAGCAGGAGTAACAAATATTGCCTTAGCTGTGGGTAATCTCAGCAACAAAGTTACTGTAGATGTTGGTGGAAATACTGCATCTCATGCGTACTTATGTATTGTAGATGGTATGGAAGCTATACACCCTTCAATACCTTCAGGAACTTTTGTTGTAAGAACAGCTCTTCGTGAATATAATCTTGTAGATAGTAATGGAAACTCTGTTGCAACAACAGCAGACATTGTCCAGGGAGCTAATGGTGTTATTACTTTTAATCTAACAGATGCTCAGAAATCTGCTGATTATGTAAACCCATCTAATTTAAGAAACTTACTTCAAGATTTCTATGCAACAGGAGGAACTGAAGCAAGTGGAAATACAGACAGAGCTACTAATGGTAGTGATGAGTTTGAATCTCGTGTGTACTGGTGTCATAGTGGTGTAGAAAGACAAATTTCAATGCTTTCAAATAGAGGCTTAGGAGGTACTATAGATGCAACAGGATATTTCCCTGATGCAGACAATTTAGTAATTATGGCTTTTGGTGATGAATCAGGACAAGGATATAATATGGATGGTGAGTTTACTACAGGAGGTGCATGGGAAAATAGAGATGTTCTTACAAACGCAAGAATAAAAGAGGACATAGCAAATTTAAGAGATTTTGTTGAGGATATAGAAACTGCAGCAGGAAACACTAATATATATAGAGCTAAGTTTTTCCATCCAAAAGCTACATCAGGATATACTTTCTCAACAATAAAACCTTTAGTTTCACCTACTGGACTTCTTAATGCAGGAATTAATGGTGCAGATGTTCTTACAAGTTATAATGCAGGACAACCTGGACAACCTGCTAGCAAATCTGCTAGTGCATACGGTCCTGAACAGAATGTACAAGACTTCCCAAGCGCAAGTCCTGCAAGATTTGCATGGTCAGCGGATCTAGATAATAGTCCTGCCAATCCACAACAATACTGGTATGATGAAATAAGAAATGCATTAATAGCCTTTGGATATGGAGTTTAGTAAAATCAAAAATTATAGATAGAGATGACAATAATAATAACATTAAGTTTTGCAGGTAATGAAACAGGTCCTTTTGATCTATATTCTGACGCAACTAATTTTGCTACACCGTTTGCACAAGGTATATCTAAAGCAGCTTTATTAGCTGGATTTCAGGTTAATGCACCTGCAGGAACTACTGTTGTTAGATTGGATGACTTAAGTGGTCTTTGTTTAAATACTGAAACAGATATTTACACTTGTGCTACACCAAATTGTGATTTTGCTGGAGAGATACTTTGTAATATTACAACTACAACTACTACATCTACTCCACCAACAACTACCACAACAACAAGTTATTTCCCAGATCCATTTGGTATACCATGTTTATGGTCTACTGATGGTGGTAATTCAGGAAGTGTAGCTGTATATAACTTTAATACTAACACAAGTACAACTGTATTAGTTCCCAATGACTTTACTGACACAGTAGGTATTGAAAGACCTATTTGTGCTACAGAAGATAAACTATGGTTAGCTAGTATAGTTGATCAAGGTTCTAATCCAACTAATGATAATGATGATAAAGTATACATTAGAGAGTGGAATATAGATGGAACTACACCAAATGCTCCTACATTAACTTATGTAAGAGAGATAACAGTTCCTATGGGACAGACTTATGGACATAATCTGGGAGGAACGTCTGTATGGGCTATGACTGCAATAGATAATAATACACTTATTGTTGGAACAGGTAATAGATATGCTTCAGCACCATCAGAAGGTACTGGTGGTACTAATTCAATTTATGTTTCTGAATTTAGTATTGCAGCCGCAGGAAACATTATGATTGACTCAAATGATATATCTTCTGAGTGGGCAGCTCATCCAGGAACTAATGCAAGTAAGTTGAGTAACCTTACTTATACAAATTCAGGACAACTTGTATTAGGATGGAGATGTGATCTTACCCCTAGTGGAGCTGGTCAGGAATATGCAGTAGGTAATTATTTAGTCGTATTCCCTGTAACTCCATCTAGTCCTGACTTTAGTATAAACAATCAGGTTATGCCTAGAATATTACTTCAAGATTATGGATTGCCAGAATTTTCAGCAGGTTATAATGGACCTAAAGATGTACCTTTCTGGGGTGTAAATGGATTAGCACAAGTTTTACAACCAGAAACTTTAGAGGTATACACAGTAAATCAATCAATTCCTAATAATGTAACATCCAATACTTTTGTAAATAGTTCAAATAACTGGTTAAGTTCAGCTACAAACTGTCCTAACATTAATTTTATATCAGGTGATCCTGACCCTAATTGTGGTCTTACTTATTTCCCTAACCTATTTGATGGTTTGTATGATAGTTCTAATAATAATTACCTAGGACCTCAGACATTTACTTACTTTGGAATGACGTGTACAGCAAGTTTATCTAATAACTTAGGTGCTTGGTTTGTAAGCAATACAGATGGTGGTTTCTTAGGATGTAGTGGACTTATGTCACCTGATTCTGAGGGAGAAGATGTACTTTTAGGTGTACAAGGTAATGACTTTAATATTACAATTAATTTCCCTGTAGCAGTTAATAATATTCCAATTAGAGCTAGTGTTCTAAATAGTAGTGCAGACGGTACAAGTGGAGATGTATATTATGTAGAAACTAATGGTGGAACTCCAACACTTTCTATAAATCAAGGATGTTTAGTTCAAGTTGATGGTAATAAACTGTGGGGTGGAATGGTAAATCCTAATTTACCTGGTACTCCTGTTATTAATAATGCTGGGGATGGAGAGTTTAAAGTTACTGCTCTGGCTAACTATACATCTATGACTATATATGGTAATGCTCCAACTGGTGGAAAATTATTCTTAGGATGTCGTCCTTTAAATTGCCATAATATGGTATACATAAGATATGGAGGATTGGGTTGTTCTGATCCTGAAGAAGCAGGACGTTGTGTAGCTCCACCAAATGTTCCAGTAGCACAAACTTCTTATCAGCCAATTAAGATGTGGAATAAAACAACAGGTGCAATTACAGAAGTAGGACCTCCACCAGGTGAAGGTTTTGCTTCTGGCGATATTGGTATAGGTAATAATATACTTGTAGTATCAGCTAACTTTAACTATCAAAATCCAGCAGCACCTCCTACAGATCAGTGTTTTATAAAATATAATTATGTTAATGAAGCTGAGGTTCCTACCAATTTAGAATGGGATGAGGTAAGATATGTATTACCTCCTGTCTGGGATCAGTTCAATAACGGTTTTATTCCAAACATTGAAGTAATAAATGATAACACAATAGGTTTAACTGTAAGTACAACAAGTGGTGGTTTTGATCCTTTATATGATACTAGATTCTTAGAGTGTACGTTCCCTGAAAATGGTACAGAAATGATTACTGTAGAAAAGTTTGCACTTGCTGGAGCAGGTGTTAACAATGCTGGTAATGCAGGAGATTTACTAATTACATATAAAGAAGATGGTGTAACACCAAATAAAGTAATAACTGTAGGAGCTGTAGATCCCTACGTTGTTAATAATGTTATAACTGGTCATCTTGCAGTTCAACAATATGATTATGAAACAGGAGTTTTAGAGGTAAGTACAAGAGCTGAAGACTTTGGGGTTGAGACTGGAGGAGCAGCAGCTATTGCTCTATTTGACGGAAAACTTTATGTAGGTGCTACTACATGGGCTACAGTAGATCTAGAGCCTCCATATGCATGGACTGAATTAGTACCTAATGCTCCTGGTACACCTGATGCAGCTGGTGGAGCAAGTCAAATACCTGGATGTAGAATAAGTGATGGATTTATTGTAGATCCTAATGTATCAACTACAACTACTAGTACTACTCCTAGCCCATCAGGACCCAAGACAATTTGGACATGGTTTGAATCAGAAATAAATCAATAAAATATGAAAGTAACAAAAGAAATAAAAGATAAAATAGATCATATAATAAAAACCTTTGCAAAAGGTAATACGACTATTGTTTCTGTTGGACTAGGTCAAAAGGTTTCTGCTGGTAAAGTTACAGGAGATGCTGCTATTGTAATTGGAGTTACTGAAAAGAAACCAATTGAAGAATTGTCTTCTGAGGAAATTATGCCAAGTGAAGTTACTGTAGGTAATGAAGTTATTAAGATAGATATAATGCAACAGTCTCCAGTTCAACTCTTTGCTACATGTTCTGATTGTGGAGGATGGAATGGATCTAACTCTGGACAATTTACAAACAGACAATTTACTAGACCTTTAAGAGGAGGAGTAACAATGACTTCTATAAACAATACTCCTTCTGTTGGTACATTAGGAACATTTGTACAAGATATAGCATCAGGAGCTATAATAGCACTTACTAATAATCACGTAACTATAGAAAATCCTACATACACAAGCGATAGAAACTTAGCTGCTGTTACTGTAGACAATGATTATGATCCAATAAATAGAATATATCAAGGTACAGAAGCAGTTGGTCAGGTTCAACCTGTTAATGAAGTAGGAATAAGTTTAAGATATGTTCCAATTCATTTAACTAATACAGGATTTGTTAATCAAGTGGATGCTGCAATATACTCTGTAAACTTTCAAGACATTGAGACTGAAAGTGTACCTTCATCACAACAATATGCATCATGGCAACCTATAGGTCTTGAAAGTGTAATAACTAATCAAAATCCTCCGTTTGCTACAACAGCTGAATTAGATGATATATATAATACAAACCCAGACATTTGGACATCAGGAAGAACTTCAGGATCTAGAGGTAAAGGAGTATGTGGACACCTAAGAGTGTATCAGGCACCTGTTGCTTCTAATGTTGCTACTGCTATTGGGACTGCAAGCTACAATGATCTCATTGCTGTAATTCGACCAGACGATACTACTCCAGAATCTCAACAACCAGGATGTTTAAATCCAGGATTACCAGGAGACTCAGGTTCTGCTGTATATGCTGAATTTGGTGGTGTTAAGAAATTAATAGGTCTACTTTTTGCTGGTACTTGTAATATGGCAATGATGCCTGCAGAATATAATGGTAACCCATGTTGCTCTGGTACACCAGGAGTAAATTCGTGTAGTACAATTTTTTATCTTTGTAGAATAGATAGAATTGCTGAACAGCTAGGGATTGAATGGTGGGATGCTGCAGCTGCAAATCAATACACTGTTAACAAAGATACTATGGAGTATGTAACAGAAGCTGGAGGAAGCGATCAAAGAACTAAACTCTGTAACGGTAAGTTACATTACCAAGCAGGATTAACTAATACATTAAATAACCCTTGTATACCAACACCTTAAAAATATAAAATATCATGTCAAATAATTGCTCAAATTGCTATAACGGATGTACTGAAGTATCTTCAGATAAATGCGTTAAATATACAGGGGTAGATGTCCCTGTCTTAGGAATAAAACATGGAGACTCTCTATCGTTTGTAGAACAATCTCTAATAACTTATTTATCATCAACTCTTGATGGAACAGGGGTATTTCCTATAATTCCACCATCTATAATATGTCCTACAGTACAGAGTAACTTAGATGATTGTAATCCATTATCTTTAAATAATTATTTAGAGGGCATAATTAAATCATTGTGTCAAATTGAAGAAACTATAGGTGTTATTCAAGAAGAGGTACCTACTGATCCATATATACTAGGATGTCTTAGTGTTCCAGGTGCCACTGATGATCCTAATGCTACAAGCACTGATACACAAGCTGTAATACAAGCTGTAATTAATAAGGTTTGTGAAGTTGAGAAGAATCTAAATGACTTTGTAACATATGTAAATAATACTTTTGTTGCAATTTCAGATATAAATACATACATTGAAAACTACATAAATAATGATCCAACTCAAACTTTAATTAACAACAGAATGGTTCCCTTTTCTGCTACACCATATTTTGGAAGCTTAGGTAACTTTGATGCTTCTGGTGCTGGTATAGGTGATTGGGATAGAATATTTTTATGTAATGGTGCTAATGGAACTCCAGATCTTAGAGGAAGAGTTGTTGTAGCATCTACAACAGGAATGCCTGGAGGTGGTGGTCTTGATCCAGCTGTAGTTCCAGTACTTGGACAAGTTCCAGAATGGAGTTTAGGTACTACTAGTGGAGCGTATAGAGTAACGCTAGACTCATCTGAAATACCTCCACATACACATGTTTCAACTGTAACCTCTAGTCTTACTCCAAGTGCTCACAGTCACAAGATGGTTTCAATGGGTACTGCTAACACTCAAGATCCAGTTCAACCTGACCAACAAGTAAGACAAGCTTATTCAACTGGTGGTAATTTAGGATACGCAATGAGAGGAACATCTTCTCCAGCTACAAACGGATTAACAAGTGAAGTTACTCAAACTTTAAATGTTGGTGTATCACTAGCAGATACAGGAGGTGGACAAGATCATGCTAACTGGCAACCTGGATACGGAGCATATTATATAATTTACATACCTTAAAATAAAAACAAAATGGCATACTTACCTGTAAACCCTTGCTGCACTGATGTAGTTTTAAATAGCCCTTGTGGATGTACATCAAATTGTAACTGTTCTACAAACTCATGTGGAACAAATGGCCCTCTGTCAAGCACAGTTGTGTATGATGGTCCTACAACTCCATGTACAAACATAGAAGCTTGTGACACATTGAATGTAGCATTATCAAAAATAGATGCTCTTCTTTGTGCATTACAAGTTCAACAAGTTAAAAACACTCAAGAGATTGCTGCAATGAAAGCTCAAATAATTGATATAAATAATCAAATAACAAATATTAATAATAACTGTTGCTCATAATTATGACTGTACTTTTAACAATACCTACTATAGGTACCGATGCTGATAACTTTGAACTTTATTCAGATAAAGATAACTTTAGTGATCCTTTTGAAACAGGTATATCTAGAGCAGATTTATTAATTGGATATACTAGTTCTGTTGTACCAGACTATTCAAGTATAGTAAGAGTTACATCTAGCTTTAAGTGTATTAATTCTTTAGATATTACACTACAATAAATTAAAATAAACACAACAATATAAGATATGTTAATACAAATAACCATAACTATTCCTCCGTCTGGCATTGCTGGACCGTTTGATTTATTTTCAGATGCAGATGGATATGTTTCCCCTTTTGAAACACAAGTACCAGCTACAGAATTAGAGTCTGGTTATGTTGTAGAACTTCCTATAGGTGCAACTATTATTAGAGTTTGCTCTGTAGGTGACTGTGAAAATTGTATTGACATACCAACTAATTGCCCAACTACTACAACAACATCATCTAGTAGTACAACAACTACAAGTACTAGTAGTACATCTACTACTACATCAACTAGTTCAACAACAACAACAAGCACTACAGCACCACCTCCTTATAAGTTTAACTGGCAGTTGCAAAGTCAAACTCCATCAACTATAGGAACTGTAAATCTTAAAATAACTGTAGACGGAATATCTGTTGTAAATTCTACAATAACTGTAGGTAATACTATACAATCTGGTCAATTACTTATCCAAGCTGGAGCTATTGTACAAGCAACTATGACTAATGAAAAAGTTGGATCTTGGAATTTTGGAAACAAGGTAGTTAAAAATGGAAGTTTATATCAACCAAATGATATATGTAATCCTTGTGTTGATGAATTAATAACTCCACTTTTCCAATCTTATGTAATGGAATCTTTCAATCAAGACTGGTTTTTCGATGGTGTAGTTATAGTTCCAACCACAACTACTACTACAAGTTCTTCAAGTACAAGTACAACAACAAGTACAAGTACATCTAGTACCACAACTACTACAACTACGTGTGATTGTAGTTTAAATGGTCTTTCTGCGGTATATGTAGTACCACCAACTACTACAACAACAACAAGTTCTAATCCAATTGTAGATCCAGGAGGAATATCATCTCAAACAAATCCAAATGCATCAGATTGTTTCATAGCAATAGATAGTATTTGTTATATACAACATCAAGCAGTAGGAACAATAAGTGTAAATGATAGAATATTTAATAATCCTGGAGCAACTAGTCCATTTAATGGAAATGGGAACTACTATAAAATACGACTTAATACAAATGCTAGTGAATACTCTGCTAGAGTAAACAGTAGCGGATATATATTAGCTCCAATAGCAATATGTTTCTAAATAAAAAAAATAAACTATGGCAGCATCAAATGTAAGAATTAGCTTAACTTCAGCAGGAGTCTGTTCTGGACCTGTAAATATATTTTCAAATGCAGATGGTTTTACAACACCATTTGCAACAGGTATCTCAATAGCAATATTAACAGGACTCTTTGGTTTTTTAACACCTGTTCCTGCTGGTACAACTATAATTAGAGTTCAGAACGCAAATTTGAATTGTCAAAATTACGAACAAGTACTAATAACATAACAAATGACAGGAGCAATACAATTTTCACAACTAGGTGTAGATACAGGACCTTTTTACTTGTACTCAGATATAAATGACTACACAGCACCAATTGAATCAGATATAACTAGAGATCAATTACTAGCAGGTTATCCAACAGATCAAATACCTGACAATACAAAAATTATTAGAGTAGTCTCTTTTGGAAGCTGTATAAATACTGTAGAAATAATAGTGGAACCTCAATAATAAAAAGTCTTGTTTTGTTGGTTTTACAAGGCTTCTCCTAGGGTGTAATAGCCCTGGGAGTTTTTTATTTATAACTAAACTAGTTATAAAGAATAACCATCCTTAGTAAATTTATTTGTAATATCCAAAATAAATTTCATATCTTTACCATATTTAACTAAACCCACACCTTATGTCTTACTCTGAAGATTTACTTGTCCAGTTAAAATCATTACTAGCTTGGAAGAAAAGTAAAAAGTTTTATGCTGATAAATTAAATATTACAGAAGATGAAGTAAATGAGTTACTGAAAGAAATAAAAAAGCAAGATGAAGATCCTGCAGAAAACTTTATTAAAGAGGCTGGTAAACTTAATGAGCAAATTGAGTTTGTAAAAAAAGTAAACAATGAAAAGGGAACAATAGAGAGCACAATAACTCTTGACTTTGAGCCAAAGAATGATATAGAGCTAGCAGAGTTACACAAGATAGATTTAGAAAAGTATATAATTACTAACTATTGGTCTAAAGTTCTACCTACTGGAAAGTTTACATCTTCTATCTTTTCTAAAAGAAAAGGTCCACAAGATTACACAGCTGATGATTTCAGCAAGTTCTTAGAGAACTATAAATCAAACTACATTCCTATTCCTGCTCCTGAGATGGAGCTAAAACCTCTGGTAGATATTGAGTTATCTTTATCAGATTATCACTTAGCTAAAAGATATGTTGATGGAGATAATGATCCACAAACTAGAGCTAATAGATTTGTGCAAATAGCAGAAGCTTTAACTCATAAAGTTAGATCTATTTATAATATAAATAAAGTGGTGTTTCCTATATCTAATGATTTCTTTCATACAGATAATTATCAGAACACTACAACTAATGGTACTCCTCAAGATATAATATTAGATTATGCATCAGAGTACGAGATGGGATTTAATCTTTTAGTAGATACTATTAAAATGTTAAAGACCAATTCTAAACATGTTGAGGTTATTTTAGTACAAGGTAATCACGATAGAACTAAATCATATTACTTAGCCCATGCGCTAGATATATTCTTTAAAAAAGATGATAATATATCATTTGTTAGAGAAGAAGGATTGATTAAAGCAACTGTAGTGGGTAATACGTTTATTGGATTCCATCATGGTAACTGTAAGATTGATGCCTTACCTTTACTATTTGCTACACATCCAACTTATAGTAAGTGGTTTGGAGATGCTACGTATAGAGAAGTTCATACAGGTGACAAGCATCATTATATGGCAAAGGAAATAAAAGGAGTTAGGATACAACAAATGCCTAGTTTATCTGGAACAGATAGGTGGCATAAAGATAATAATTTTGTACATAGTGTACGAGCTGCTCTAGCTTTGGTTTATGATTTTAAAGTAGGCAAAGTAGCTGAATTTGAAGAAAGAATATAATTATGGCAACATTGAGAAAATTAGTTTCAGATATAAGATCTACACATAAGATCTTATCTACTGATGCGCTTATAACTGATAGAGCAATAGCATCTGAAGTTAGAGTTAACGCATTGACTTTAATTAAAAGAGAAACTAATATAAGAAAACTCTGGGCCAGTGATACTTTATTTACTACTATTCCTTGTTTGGAAATGGTTGAAGTCCCTATATCTGAATGTTGTGAGTTTGCTGATGAGTGTACAGTTGCAAGAACAAAATATAAACTCCCAAGAATGTCTGAAGGAAATTACCAATATGTAATTCAAGGTGTATATTCTATAAATGCTATGGGAGGAAAGGGTACTAAATTAAAAGAGATAACAATAAATAGATACTTAAATTTATTAAAGTTACCAATAATTAAAAAGCAAAGTTACTTTTGGATATCTAATGGTTATATGTACATTAACAATCCTTTATTAAAGTCAATAAGATTAGCTGCTTTATTTGAAGAAGATGTACCTAATGAAATAATGTATCCAGATTGTGATTGTGGAAGTTCTAGTTATACTGACGAGGATTACTGTAAGAACCCTTTAGATAAAGAGTATGCTCTTCCAGGTTACTTAGAACAACAAGTACTAGCTATGACATCTACAAAACTTTTATCTACATACTTCCAACTTAAAGATGACATGAGCAATGAAGGTATAGATGGTCAAGCTCCTAATGCACAACCTACTAATTAAAAATTGTATAAATGTCTAGAGTCTCTGTGGATTGGAGAAGTGCAAGTAAAGATAACTACAAAGATTTTTGTAAGAATAACCCTCTTGTAAATTTAAACTTTGATGAGTGGAGAAATATACTCTATACATTTAATGATTCCTTTAAACATCACATACTAGAAACAGGTGAAAAAGAAAAACTTCCCTGTGGGTTTGGAGACTTCTCAATAAATAAGAAGAAAAGAAGAAAAGTTAAAGGAGTAGGAGGAAAAGAGTTTATCAATCTTCCTATTGATTGGCAAAAAACTAAAGAGAAAGGTAAAGTTATATACAACTTTAATTATCATACTGAAGGATATTTCTTTGGATGGTTATGGTTTAAAGAGTCTGCAAGATTTAGAAATGCAGACCTTTGGTATTTTAAACCATCTAGAGACACATCAAGATTACTATCTCATTATATAAAAACTGATAAAAAGTACCAACATACGTACAACGAATGGAAAAAATAAGTTATGTCATACTATTATAAATATAATTTCGTATCACCAGAGCCTCTATATGCAACTGTAAAAGAAGAACTTAAAAGTTACTTTGATACTGGTGCAGTAGATGATTTGTTATTCCCTACATATTTAGACAAATGTTTAAAGAAGCTGGGAAGAACTACTTACATAATTAGTGAACAAGTTTTATTTATAGAAGACTTTGAAGCAAGATTACCAGATAACTTTCATGCAGTTAGAGAAGCGTGGATGTGTACATCTATACCAGGCAACCCTTATCCTTCTGCTACATCATTTTATTCACAAGCAGCTAACGCAACAACAATACAAATATCTCCACTAACAATAGGAGGAACTCCTTGTAATAATCCTGAGTGTCAACATCCAAGTTGTGATGGTACGTGTATGCCTGAATTAGTTCAAGCTGTATACAAAACAAACAATGAAATAGCTAGATCATATAGACATAGCTATTTATTAAAACCAGGAAATATATCTACTAGAAAACAATGCGATGTAAATTATAGAAGTGACTGGAACAATTTTGCTCCACCAGTTCGTGAGTTTACTCCTGGTTCTGCTACTTATGATTCTTTTGATATTAGAGACAATAAGTTTGTCACTAATTTTAGAAATGGTGTAGTTCATTTATTGTTTTATTCTGCTGAGTATGATGATATAGGTAACCAATTGGTTCCTGATAACTATCGTATAGCTGAATATGTAGAAGCTTTTATTAAATTTAAAGTGTTTGAAATATTAACTAATCAAACAAATGATGAAACTTTTAATCAGCTTCAACAGAAGTTAGCATACTATAAGCAGGAATATAATGAAAAATATATAGAGGCAGAGATTGAGGTTAAAAAACAAACACCTTGGGAAAAGCAAAGAAGAATTAAAAAAGATTTAAACAGGTTCAATATGTATGAGTTACCTAATCGAACCAATAGATACGGAAGTAGAAGAAGACGCAATAATTAAGAACTATGGCTAAAGATCAATCAAATGGTACTTCTGGGACATCTGGAAACTCAAGAAGAACCAATATAACGATGAACTCTGCAACTGCTAGAACAGGATTAAATCTAGACAGTTCAATTAATCAGGTTGGTCCTGGAAGGCTTACGTATGCTTTAAATGCTGCTATAGAAAACTTTGACTCTAGTTCTGTTAATTATCAGAATGAGCCAGGTAATGAGTTATGTCTTGTTTTTACTACTGGTTATAAATTAATTGGGGAACATTTTATTCCAGAAAAAAGAAAGAATATTTTCTTTTTATCAAACCCTGACACAGGAGGAAGTGAGATAGGATACATGGATAATAATGATTGTGTATATCGTGTATTAGTTAATGCACCTTGTTTAAACTTTAACACACAGCATCCTATTCCTAAAATTGTACACAGAATAACTAATTGTACAACAGAGATATACTGGACAGACGGAATTAACTCTAGAAGATACCTAGATATAGAAAACATTCCTTATAAACTTATAGCAGGAACACCTAGTTGTGATCCTGTATATGGTAATGAATTAGATTGTAACCAAATTAAATTACAACCTAATTTTTCCATACCTTCTTTAGAAGTTTCCAAAGTTGAAAATGTAGGATCTTTAGTTGCAGGAACTTATCAGTTTGCAGTTCAATACGCAGATGCAAGTGGTAATGAACTTACATCGTACTACTCTGTAACAAACCCAACACCTATTGCTGATGAGTTTGTAACAACAGTAAACTTTGACTATCCTGTTGGAAAGTCTATTATTATAAGTGTAAATGATTTAGATATAACAGGGCAGTTTCAGTACTTTAATTTAGCTGTAATAAAAACTATTAATAATATAAGCTCTGCTGAATTAGTAGGTACTTATAATATTGAAGAGCCCTTTAAAGATATTACTTATACAGGAGCAGATCAAACATCTATTCAATTAGCAATGATTGATATTTTTGAAAAGTTTCCATATTATGATATAGCTCAAGATGTTACAGCTGTGCAAGATGTTCTTGTATGGGACAATCTTACATCTATTGATAGAATTAATTATCAATCTATTGCTAATCAAATAGAACTTAAGTGGGAGACATATAGAATTCCAGCAAGTGAAAACTATGCAGATGAACTAAATGCTACTCACTTACGTGGGTACATGCGTGATGAGGTATATGCATTTGAAATAGTATTCTTACTACGAAACGGTAAACAAACAGATGGTTTTCATATTCCAGGTAGAGAAGTTAATCAACCTATAGACAACCCTCAAGATATACCAAGTACAAATAGTGATTTTATTGGTGAACCTGATTACTATATAGGTGATGTAGGATATAAATCATATTGGAAAGTTTATAATACAGCAACAGTTTCTGAGTTTTCTTCAGGTTATGATCCTACAGATGCAAGTTATAAAGGACCTTATCAATATGGTGAATTTGCATTTTGGGAATCTACAGAAGAATACCCCTGTCAAGATGATGTGTGGGGAGATTTAGCTGGACAAAAAATTAGACATCATAAATTTCCAGATGTTTTAGTTAGCCCTATTATTGAGAACGGTCAAATTGTTTATGATAATGATCAGATTGTACCTACTATGCAAGATGATGCAGTATTTCCATTAGGTGTTCGCATTAGTAATAGTGAACTTGATTCATTAATTTCTACGTCTGATTTATCAGATGATTTAAAAGATGATATTGTTGGATATAAGATTATAAGAGCAGACAGAGGAACTAATAAGTCTGTGATAGCAAAGGGTATGCTCAGGAATGTAAACACTTACACTCGAGATGAGCAAGAATATTATTATCCAAATTATCCTTATAATGATTTAGGGAGTGATCCTTATGTATCAGCATCTAATAACGCTTGGCTTGCAGAATCAGAACCTTATTTATTATATCTACCTTCAACTGAAACAATATTCTCTTGGGAGGATTTTCTTGGAGGTGGTGATGGATTTATTGAAATTACAATAAATGATGAGCAAGGAGTATATGAATACACAAGCGCAACAAATGGTAGAGTTGCAGAAGCAACTATTGAATTAGATACAAGGATTGAAATATGTTCTCTTACAAGACCAACTGCTCTTCTTGGTAGGATTTTAATAGGTCCTGGTAATTATGATGTATGGAGAGGTAGAAGTTACAATCCTGGAATTTCTCCTTTTGTTCGAGGTTGGGGTTTTAACTGGAGAGATCCTTTTACAGATGATAATAGTGCGTATGAGGACAAGTATGAATGGTTGTCAGGCTTCACTGCTTATATTGGTGGTGAGACACAATATGGGAGAGTTAGTATTGATGGACCAACTCCATATGAAACAGGAGCTTCAAATGGTGGTCCATTTGAGTCAGGAGTTAGTATAGTAAAAATGGATAGGATAGAAATGCCTGATGCAGAGGTTACTTCTAGTACTAAAGGTAGAATATCTACAGTAGGTTGTAAAGTTGAAAAACCAGTTAAACCAATTACAGAACTAAATGATGAAGAAGGTCTTTCTTATAGACAAATATTTAACTCACCAGATACATCTTTTGGACAACCATTCTTAGGAAATATATTAAAGCTTGAAAGTGTAATGTTTGGTGCAGGTAAAGGTCACTTTGCTGCAGTCAAAGATAATGCTAAATATAAACTTCTTTCTTTAGAAGCACAGCAAGATGCATTAGATAGCGCTATAGAAGTTGCAGATCTTACAAATCCTTTTAATGCTGGTGTATGTTTTACTGTATACCAAACATATTTAACAATATATATAAACGGTATAACTAGAAGAAACTATGCACAGTCATATAACTCTAGAGCTAGTTATGATTATTCATTTGATATTGGTAATAATAAATTTGGTAGCGGTAGTGGAACTTCTTTTGTAGGTATTAAACAAAGAGATATTGACTTTGCAAGATACTTAATACCTGGAGTACAATCCCTTGCACCAAATGAATATAATGTAAACAATTGGAATAGAGAAAGCTCAGTGTTTATAAAAACAATTGAGAATAGAGATTTTACAAATAATTCTAGTGTAAGTTACATACCTTTTCCAAGTGATACGAATAGTTTGAAAACTCCTTCTGGAGAACCTTCTATTATAGATAAATCAAGATATACTATTGGTAGTGCTGGAACATGTGGAACTCCTGAAAAAGAATTTGACCTGTCTGTTGTATCATATTATGCATCAATGAAAAATATTGTAGTTAATCAATACGGACAGATATACTCTTACAACACTGTAGACACAGGTTATCAAGCTCCTAAACAAACTGGTGGAACATCAACAGTGTTTGGAGGAGATACATTTATTTCTAGATTTGCATATAAAACAAAGCTTCCATTTTTTATTGATAATAGAGTAGGTGCTCCTGTTGATAGTGATGTGTTCTTTGATGAGATTGGAAACATAGCATATCCTAGGTTTTGGCATTCTTCAAGATCAATATTACAAGATGCTCAAATTAATGACGTTACAGCTACAGCTTTCTTTTCAACTAAAGCTCACAATTTGGATTGTGCTAATGATCCATCTAAAATAGCTAGTGGCACAGGAGGTTCTTATAGAACTTTTTATGATGGGTTTATGTATTTGTTTGCATACGGTATTCCTAGTTTCTATTGTGAGACTGTATATAATACAGATTTACGTCAAGCATTTAATAATAAAGAAGGAGACTTCTGGCCTCATGTAAGTAGCGGTATTCCTGATGATTGGTTACAAGAAACAAACGTACCTATTGTTCAAGATAACACATATTATTACAATGTAACATTTTCTAAACAAAATAAAGAAAATGTATTTACACATCTTCCTCCTGACTGGAAAGAAGATTTATGCTACACAGTTTATCCTTTTAGAGCTATTTATTCTGATGCTGCTACTACAAGTGCTGATGTTAGGGTAAACAACTGGCTAGTTTATAGAGCATTATCTTTTCATGATTTTCCACAAAACTATGGGAATCTTACATCATTAGATGGTATTCAAAACAAAGCGATACTTGCACGATTTGAGAATAAGTCACTGTTGTATAACAACTTACTAACTATTGATACTAGTAATCCTCAAGCGGCTTATATAGGTAACCCTAATCTATTTGATTCATCTCCACCTATTGATTTTGCTGAAACAGATCTTGGATATGTAGGAGCTCAAAATAAGTTTTTATTAAAGATACCTCAAGGGCAAATAACTGTAGATGCAAAAAGAGGTCAAGTGTTTTTAGTGAAAGGTGGTCAGGTGGCAGACCTTACTGGATATGGTTCTGGTGTAAATAGATTTATGACAGATCACTTACCTTTTAAAATATTACAACACTTTCCTAATGTAGATACTGACAATCATTTTAATGGTATTGGATTACATGGTGTATATGATAGTAAGTTTGAAAGAATAATTATTACTAAACTTGATTACACACCTCTTAGTGATGATATTAAATATAATGAAGAAACAGGAGATTTTTATATTGAGCTAGCAACAGGTGCATCCTCATTTAGTTCAAAGGTACCTACACCAATACAGTCAGTTTGTAATGAGTTTACAAGTTTACCTTTTAGTGAAAGTATAAGTGTAAAATATATTCCTTGTGGTACTGAGTGGGTAGTACAAAGTATAAATCTTCAATGTGATTTAGAGAATGGAGAGTTTTGTAAACCGCTTGTGTTATGTGCTAGAGAGATTTTATCTTCAGATGTAAGAATGCTTCCAAGTGGTAATTGTGATATTGATTTAACAACTACAACAACTACTACTGGTAAAGAAGAAATTACAACTTCAACTACTACTACTGTTGAAGATTCAATTGGAGATGATACAACAACAACTACTACAACAATATCTAGAGAGACAGATCCACCAATAAGAATAATTTCTTTAGATGATGAAAGTTATTTCTGTAATAAGTCTTGGACAATGTCTTTTGATTTTAATAGTAACAGTTGGATATCGTTTCACTCATACCTACCTAATTTTTACGTAGGGGAAAACAATTTTTATTACTCAGGTACAAACACATGCTGTGTAACACAAACACCTTTATCAGTAATAGCAGGGCCAGTTAAAAGTCCTTCAATTATTACAACTTCAACCACTACTACAAGTAATCCTTTATTTCCAACTACAACAACTACTACTACAGTTAAAGATTGTATTATGAAAGGTGGATTCTTTATACCAACAGACTGTGAACTTTCAGGTGGTACTGGAATTATAACTGTTCCTCCTACTACCACTACTACAATATGTGCAAGACCTTCAAATCTTAATGAATTATATTTTGGAGAAGGTTATCAAATTGTTGGAGATTCTCCACAACTTACAACAGCAAGTAAAGATGATGCTTGTGGAGCTGCTAATTTTATTATGGCTAATCCAGCTGTAGCTCTTTCTATTCAAACGCAAGCAATGGTAGAGTATGGTGAGGGAAAGACTTTAGGAGGCACATACGTTTACTTAGGGTGGGGAACATCAGACTGTACTTATATTTCTGATGGTTGGTATTTTGTGTTAGATGAAAGTGAATTTCCGTATACCTATCAAGTTGCAAATGGTCAAATTGTAAATTATGAAACTTGTGATTGTTCAACATTAACAACTACTACAACAATAACTCCTTCTATAAATGAGTGCTGTTCTATGCTAACAACTACAGGTACTACTGTTACTGCTTACAATTTTAATGAAGAACCAAGGGTTTTAAATTTACCAGAATTTACATCATCTTACGGTTTAGGAATAACTGTTAATAAAGTTTGGTCTGTATATAGTAATGGAATACAAGAATGGGATATTACAATATCTCCTTTTAGTTCAACTTATATAGAGCAAATTGCTTTACCTGCAGGATTTAGTACTACATTTGGAATAACAGCATTAGATGACTCAACGTTAATAGGAACAAATACATCTGCCTCTCCTTCTAGTATTGTACAGATTGATCTAGTTAGACAAACAGGTGTTGCAACAGTTGCAACGAGTACAACAAAAATTACTTTACCATTAGGTAGAGTAATGATTAGTAATGTTTTAACTGTTAAAAATCAAGACAAGGTAGTATTTGTAAATCAAGATACAGGATCATCAGATTATTATGTTTCAGAATATTTTTATTCAACAGGTGTATTAAATACAGAAGTGAATATAGGAGCAGTAAATGCAGTGGCAATTATGGATTGTGCGTGTGTATTATATTTATTTACACCATCAGGTGATTTTAAAATTTTATCTCCTGGACCAAATTACACTCTAATTGATGGCCCTTCCTCTATAGGTTTTAATTTAATATCAGCATCTCAAATACCAACTTGTTCAAATCAAGGATTAACAAATCCAACAACTACTAGTACTACTACTGGCGCACCTACTACTACCACCACTACTACAATATCAGCAACCTGTAATGAGTATGAGGTGACTGGACCAACAGCAATCTATTACACTAATTGCTTCGGTCAACAAGAATCAATATCTGTAGGATCTGGGCAAACCTTAAGAGTTTGTGCAAGTGTAGCAATACCAGGAGCAACATTAATAGGACCGTGTACATAATAAAATAAACAGATGGCAAACAACACTAAAGCAATAAATATAAAAATAACAGAGTCTGCACCTGGAGCAGGACCTTTTAATATACTAGACGAAAGTGGAAATGTATTAAAAGGCGATGTGTCTCTAGATGAGCTAGTGTCTGGTATTGCTTTAAATGTACCTGGAAATGATATTAGTATATCAATTACTTCCTCTGGAAATTGTACGTTTGAGCAATATGTACCATTAAAAGAAATAGAGAATGAAGATTGGGTAAACTCTGATTATACAACAGCTATAACAGGATGCCTCTGGACACATTTAAAAGACACATCTATATATAATTACTACTATGGAAACATCGAACCTTATATTATAGAGTATCCATTTTCTTATACATATCATGATGAGATATTACAGAATGTAAAAGACTACAGTAAAGTTTATAATTATCTACCAGAGGCTTCAGGATCTTTTGATACAAATAAAAAGATACAAGTTGACAACCAATGGTTTAATAAAGCTGTTTTATATAATGGTCAACAATCAACAGGTGTATTAAATCTAGTACCAAAACCTGAAAATAACTTATCGTCTTATATGCAGTACCCTATTTTAAATACTGATAGTAAAACTATTACCTACGCAAAGACAGATAGCTTTTATCAATATAATACATTTTGGGCTCTTCAAAAAAATGATGAGTTACCTTTGTTCTTAAGTTCATGTAAATCATTATCTTTAGACAAGGAGGTTAATCAGACTAATATGGATTACGGATCTAGATCATTTAGAAAGTCTCCACTTAGAGCTAAGAATTTAAAAGTTAGACACATACTTGACAACAGGTCAACAACACATATAGTAAGTCAATTTATAATCACACCATCACAAATATCATATAAGTAATGGCAAAAGGTTTATCAGCAGCAAAAGCTAAAAAGATACTACAAGATGGTTACGTAAAAGGTAAGCCTCTCACAGCAAAGCAAAAGAAATACTTTGGAGCTATTGCTAGTGGTGGTACGCCCTTGAAAGCAATGAATGGTAATTGGCTAGATAAGTTTGCTATGGGAGGAAGTCTTCCAGGTGCATCTGGTATGATGTATTCACGTAACTCTGGTTCTTCTGCAATGTCTCCTCCTAACCTTACTAAAGCTCAAGATGGAACAGTAGAATATGGTACACCTGAATATAAAAAAGCATATGAGGAAGGTACATTTGCTGATGTTCCTAATCAACTAGATGAAGTAGTAATGTACTCAGGGGTAGACTATGAGAAGTATCCTTACTATAATGATTTAAGTGCAGAGCAAAGAAAATACTTTAAGGATGATGGTCCTATAGGGAGAGGTGTAAGAAGAGCTGCTTATACAAAAAAAGGACTTGCTGAGGATACTTATGATGTTGTTAATCCTATAATGTATGGAATGTTAGGTGTTGCTGGAGGTATGATGGCTGGTCCAAGTATAGCAACATTAGGTAGAGCAGCAGCTGTTCCAATTGGAAGAGCACTAAGCTATAAACCTTTTGGAGGCCCTGTAAGCATAGGTAATACAATAGATGCAGTTAGTGCTGCTTATGCTGCTTATAATACTCCTGAAGCATATGATAAATTCAAAGAAAATCCTAGTTTTGATACAGGGTTAGATCTTGGTTTAACAGCAATGGATATGATTCCATTTAGTGAAATATTTACAGGAGGTAAAAATATTAAAAATTTATACAATAAAGGTAAAAACTTATTTACAAATGATTTAAAACCAAACCCAAATATGTACTATAGGGGCATTGGGCAATCTGGATTAGATGATATTACGGAAAGTGGTTTACTAAGAGCAAAGCCTGCAGATCAAATTCCTTTTAATGGAATGGGAAGTAAATTTGATTTTGCAAAAAGATTTAACAATTTATATGTTACCCCACGCTTTAATGTAGCTGATCAATATGGTAGAGGGGTTGTTGCTGAGATTCCAAAAGATATAGCAGACTTTTCTCAGAGGTATAAGAGTAGTGATTGGAGCATGATGACTAACAATCAAATACCTATAGAAGAAGTAAACTTATACAAGAAGAATTTCTTTGGAAACTACAAACCAGTAAATATTCCACAACCATCACTTAGTAGTATGCCTTTTAGTAAACCAAACATCTATCCAACAAGTAGTCCGCTACCTAAATACATGGAGCCTTATCTCTCTAGAAGAGTTTACCCATTTAACAAAGAGCAAGAAGTATTTGAATCTTTTTTATCTACAGATAGACGACTTAATAACATAGATTCAAAGAGTCTTTATTATAATCAAGCAGGAAAGCGAATAACAAAAGGTGAAGCTGACAATCTTCTTTACCCACCAGAGTATCAAAAGAATGGTGGAGATGTAGATAAAGCACAGTATGGGAGACTACTGAAGTGGGGAAAAGATATATATGATGGCATTAGAGGAGTTGATAATGTTGTTGATGTTGCAAACACAGTTAGAAAAACTAGTAAAGTTGTTGATAATGCATGGACAGTAAAACCACTACCAGGATTGCATTTAAAATCAACAATGGACAATGGTGCTATTTCTAAAATAATAGAATCTAAGACTGGACTTATAAATACAGAACAAGCTTTAGCTATTATAAACAAAGAATCAGGAGGTGCTGAAAAGGTAGCTCTTATAAGACAACAATTGGGAGATAACATTCCTAAGAAGATGGACTATAATAACTTTAGAACAAAAACGCAAGAAAGTCTTATTCCTTTAGAAGTTAAAATAAATTATGATGGTAACTCTGAATATGGTTTAGAAAATATTGGTTATGATCCTTGGAAAATAGAACATGAAGCTTTAACTATTAGTAATAGAAATCAATTTGGTACAGGTTCAAGTATGCATGGTAATCCTGATGACACATTAGGTCATGTACATTTTTTAAAAGATGCTGATAATCCAAACACACTAACTATAACACAAATACAATCTGATGCGTTTCAAGGTGGCAAGTCAACAAAGGAAACTAAAGAGCAGTTACAAAAATCTTTATCATTAAATAAGAAACATGCTGAAGCTCAAAGAAAACTTCATGACCTTGCTGTACAAGATCCTAATTCTAGAGTTTGGACATACCCAGATGGTCAGCAACTTAGTAATAGTATGTACAATAAAGTTATGGATGGTCAAAATAATTGGAATAAAATGCAGCAAGCATCTATAGATAACTATAGTCAAAAACAATTATTAGGTAAGAATCATGAAGAAAGATATTTGCAAGAGATTGTAAACTATGCAGGTGCAAACGGTAACAATAAAATAAGAATACCGACTATGGAAACCGCTGCTAAAGTGCAGGGGTTTAATGACATGCAGCAGAACATGGGCGTTCTTAAAAAATATAAAAATCAACCTAAAACTATTAAAAAACTATATGGTCAAGATGTTATAACTGTAACTGATAGTAAAGGTAATACTTGGTATGAGTTTGATATACCAGAATCATTCAAATCAGGAAAAGGAGAAATAAAAGCATTTAAAGAAGGTGGTAGTACACCTAAGGCTCAAGTTGGAGATAGCGATGTGGAGAAAGCACAGTGGGGTAAACTATTAAAGCTTGCAAAGAAGTACGGAAATAAGGTATATGAGATGTACAAAGGTACTGATGAGGTTGTCGATGCTGCAAGCACAACTGGTAAGCTTAAGTATATGGATGAGCTAAGTTCTAAAGCAAAGAAAGATGTATATGAACAAAATTATGAAGCTCTCACTAAAACTGATAAAGAAACAAGAAATTTAGGCAAACCACATATAGCACAAGAAGAGTATGGTGAAGGTTGGAAATATTCAGATCAGGTAGACTTTAACAATCCTGAAGAGGTGGCAGCACATAGAAAAAGATGGATTGCTTCACAAAAAAAAGGTAACCTTATAAATGATAATCGCAGGTTTCCTTTCTTTGACGAAACTAGTGATATCTTTTCAGACTTAAGTAGAAAAGATCTTTCAGGGTCAATACGTGATGGCCTTAGTAAACAATTTGGTACTATTGGTAATACTTATAGAACTGGATATGGTCATAGAGGATTAGCTTATCAGACAAACTATTTAAACGATTATTTTAAAAACTACAGAGTGACACTACCAGATGGTTCAAATGTTCCATATGGAAAACTTGATGGAAGTGTGGAAATAGACCCATCTTCTTTTAATAGTTCAGATGAGGTTATGGAAGAGCTTAGGAGACTGGCACAAACAAGAATGGGTGATCAGTTTAATAATGCATTTGAAAAAACTTCTAGAATAGATTTTGGAGACTTACTAAAAAATAAAAACCGTAATGGTGGTTGGTTATCTAAGTATGAGAACGGTGGTGTGATAGAAGATGATAGAGGACAATGGGCACACCCTGGAGAGGTAACTAAAATAAACTCCAATAATATAACGATGAAGGGTGTTAACTACCCTGTCCTTGGAATATCTGACACTGGTGATACAAAGATGATGCAACCAGGTGTTGAGAATTACACATACGATGGTAGCTCTGTAACAGAGTATCCTATGGCACAGGATGGACTTAAAACTAAAGTTCCAGATCCAACACCACAAATAAACTTTATGAAAGACTGGGCAAGCTCAGCTATGCATAATAAAATGTTAGATGCTAGTTCTAGCTCAGATAAATTTAAAAATAAAGTTAAGGGTGCAAGAACTAACTTTGATGATGTAACTATAGGTATGTTTGATGATCCAGGATACTTAGGACTATATAGTAATAGTAACATAAGAATGAATCCATCTTTATTAGAAGAAGCTCCTATAGGAAATGGTTATAATAGCATCTTAACTCATGAGTTATCTCATTATACAGATGATGTAAACCCTTCAAGTTCTTATTTTAAAGGATATAATATTCCTTTATCTGATCAAAAATTAATTAAAGATTATTCAAAGAAAGGTATCAAGCGTGCAAAAGCAGAGGAAAAAGAACTTAATAAGTTATTAAAATCTGAAAACATGAAACCTAACAGTAAAGATGTAATTAAAGAAAGAGTCAAGCGTTTAAAATATTTAGGTAATCCAACTGAAACAAGATCAAGAATAAATGCTACAAGATATTTTTATGAAAATGATAAGAACTTTGGTAGGAGTAGTGAAAGAAACGCAGAAAAAAACTTACCTAGTATATTTGATTCAGAGGTAACTCCTGACATGATTAAAGTTATGCAAGAGAGTGGTCAGTATAAGCAGTTACAAGAATTATATACTGATGATCAAATACTAGAAATGTTTAATACCATATCAGATAACAGTAAGTCTTCTGACCCTTCTAACATGGCATATGCAAAAGAGGGAGAATCTTTGGTAGCCTTAGATCAATTAACTAACTTTACGAACTATAACACACCACAACCAGGCGGCTGGTTAGACAAATACTAATAATATGAAAGCTGAATTTTTAAAAATAGCAGGCGTTAAGTCTGAAGCAGAGTTTTACAAGAAGTTTCCTACAGAGGAAGCTTTTATGAAAAAGCATGGTAAAGCTGTAAAGAAATCTATAGTTAAGGCACAAGTTGGTCAGCTTATTCCCAACAAGCAAACTCCAACAGGTAATACTAATCCTACTCGTATAGACGAAGCATTTTTGTTTGATACAGTAGCTGGATTAACTGGTAAGAAGAACTATGAAGATACTATGAAAGATATGCAAGCTCAAGCTGCTATACAACCAGCACAGCAATCTGGT